GCATATTGTTTTGTTGTTGCATCTGCATTTCTTGAGCTTTCTTTTCCTGGTCTTGTCTTGCCTTAGCCTTTCTTTTTACTTTAAGTAATTGATTAGCCATTTTAATATTTTTTATTTCTCTAATATCTATAGCGTCTTCAAGATCAATACCTCCTTTTGACAAAGCCATTTGTATATTAGCCTCTAATAATGCTTTTTCTTCTTCATCTGGCGTTACCTCAACAAATATTCCAAAATCATATAAATATAAATTCTTTATATCTTCTAATATACCCACGTTATATTTTCCTATTTGCATAGCAAACTCATCTGCAAAATCAGAATATTCTAATACATCAGCTGTTCTTATAGATAATGCCTCTGCTAATGTTTGTGTTAAATACAAACTTCCGTCTAATATGTGTCGTGTTGCTGTGTTTGAATTTAAAGCTGCTAACTTTTGAACACCTACTAAAGAATTTGGATCAGGTGTGCTACCGTCTCTTGCTTCATTTAATCCTGTAACTTGGCGTATCATATTCATATAATGATTATAATTACCTATAAGCATTTGCATTTTATTAGCACCACTATTAGATGTTAATTGCTGTATTGGTACTCTTGCGTTATTAAACTCACCATCTTGAGTGTAGCTTCTCCCGACAACACTACCTGTTTGAAAGTATAATCTTAAGGCATCAGCAGGATCGTATGCATTACCAGTTCCAAGATCTACTTCGCTTAAACCGTCCGCGTCAATAAATACCCCATCAGGAACAACTTTTGTAATTACTTGTTGTAACTTTAAATGAGTCATTTGTATTAAATCTGTAAAAGGTATCATTCTACGAACTAAGGACTCTATATTACCCTTATACATTCTGGGCGCAACAGCTACATAATTAGGCATAGCATATTGACTTGCAGACTGTGGCCTTACCATGTTTTTAGCTAACTCCCATTTTAATAGTATATTAGTACCCATTACCATTACCCCATCATACCACACGTCTATTCTTTTCTCTACTCTTTCAAACTTACCTTCCTCCATCATTTCTGGTGGCGGATTAAATTCATCATCTTTTTCTACAGTTTTAAAATTTCCTGAAGATGTTTCTTTTTTCTTAAACACAAAACTATTAGTAGATTTATAATTAAAATACATTAATGTAACTGTATCTCTATAAAACAAAGAGTTTTCATACATAGCCGCTACGTTATAATACTGATACCAAGCTTGACTATATTTAGATATTTCTTCTAAATCTTCGTTTGTTAAATCAGGTTTTATTTTAAGCAACTCTCCAATAGGAATTGTTTTAATTTCTCCCCAATAGAAACAATCTTTAAAATGGGGATCTTCTGTATAGCTATAAACAACATTTGCTGGGTCTACATAATCTACCTTTACACCATCTCCTCTTTCAAAATTATGTTTGCATACACCTACACCTAAAGTCATTAAATCTAAGTCGCATCGCTTACGTGTTTGTTGATAATGATTTTCATCTAATATAGTATTAATAGCACATTCGTTTGCTATTTCTACCGCAGGCTTGTAGTTCATTTGCATATACAGCTCCATCTCTAAATCTGATTCTGGTAATTCTTCAGGGTCTACCTGAAAAACATCTACACCAAAGTCTTGCTCTATTTGCGTAAATAAAGGTTTAGCTATAACATTTGTCTCAACCATTTGTTGGAACTCACCTCTTTTTTCTGATGACATTGCATCTTGTGCATATGTCTTAACATGAAATAATCTGTCTGACATACCGTTTACTACAATATCAACAAACTTTGGTATAACAGGAACTGGTGTCCAGTCTAAATTTAAATAACTTAAATCTCCGTCTACAGCTAATTCATTTTTGTATTTTGCTATTGACTGTTCTCCTCTTGCATATAATCTTAACCTATTAAATTCTGACCATTGATCATAAAATCTACAGCTATTATAACTTGCTCCTTTTCTAAACCACTCATATTGTATAGCTTGCCCTATTTGTAATCCGTACTCTTTTGTTTTCTTTTTAGAATCAGATACAAACTGATCAGGAAAAGCAGTAGATTTTATATCTATAGTTACTCCTTTCATTTATCTTATAATTTGACTTATGGAACTCTTATTATTATATCTTGCAAAGTTAACACTTATTTTTGATTTTTCTTGGGTAGGTGTATACAAGTGCTTTTGATTAGCCATTATAGCTAAACCCGTACTTATACTTGCATCAAATCGAGTTCTATTGCTAATATCAAACTTTGCCCAGTCCTCTAATGTGCGTTGAAAATACATCGTTCCAATCTCGTCAGCATCTCTATATGCGCCTTCAAAATCAAATCCAATATGCTTTTCAATATATGATTCTATTGCTGCTGCATGAGATTGTTTTACATCTTCAGAAGAGTTTGGTATACCACCTAACTCCTTTTCTGTTTTAGATAATTTGTTAAATCTTTTGTCAGGCCTGTTCATGCAGTAACCTCTGTAACCTCTGTTTTTAAAATGATACAATAATCTTGGTTTATTATTTTCGCATAATATTGGCATACCATAAAATACACAAGCCATTAAAACTTCCTCAAAAAAAATCTCTGCTGTTTGTGGACGAGCAATATATTCTAAAAAAAATTCATTAGATGGTGCGTTGTCCATATTAAATTTAGTAAGCCCATGCAGTGCTCCATTTGAGCCTTTCCCTACAACTACCCCAGAAATATCATAACTATCACAACCAAAAGATCCTATATGTTCGTTACCAGGATATTTTTTACCTAATTTTTTTATATGTCTATTCTGTAAGTTTTTCTCTGGAGTCCAAGTTACTAAAAATCTTCCACTTTTATTTGGACTAAAAATAACCTCCGTATCTTTAACCCCGTCTTTCCAATGAAAAGATCCTCGCGTCACGTGATGAGCTAAAATACAAGAATCATTATAATCTATTTGTTGATATATTTTTGTTAAGTTGAATAATGATTGTTTACTTTCATCTCTAAAAGCATGAGATTCTGTACGAGGAAACTGTCTGTAAAACTCGTTTAATGCATCTGGATCAGAACTTAATGAGCTTACTTCGTTTTCCCAATAATCTATAGCTCCTATATTTACATCTTCACCATCAATACCTATAATAGTTTTATCTGGAGTTTTTAAAATAGGCATACCATACTTATCTATATATCCTTCAAAATTCCATTCCATAGGAATAAATAAATTATAAAGGCCAGATTTAGTTTGACCGTTTTGATTTCTTTTAGATGCGTCTGAATCTTCAAATAGTTTTTTAAAATTAGCCCCTCCCTTGTCTAATGCGTTTGATGTTGATCCCATCATACATTTACCTATTATTTTACTACCAAGCCTTAAACACGTCTTTGTTACTCGCCAGTTATTTAAAATATTTTCTGGCCTTTCCCATTTACCACTTTCATCATGCAATAGGTATTGTAGTTTCTCACCATCGTATGAGTTATCAGATGTATTTTTCCAGTCAATAGTAGTGTCTAATCCGTCAAGCTCCTCATCTCCAGTATCATACATATTTTTTTTAGTAATCTTAGATGCTGGAACTCTATATGCTAATTCTGTTTTTGGCTTATCCATACCGTCCTGTATAGGTTTAAAAAAGAACGGATAATTATTAGATATAGGAACAACTTTATCTGTAAACATTTTTTTTGCATCAGCACCTGTTTTAGAAAGTATACCTATACGAGCATCTCTTGTTATAGTGGCTTGATTTACCCCTTCGCAGGAACTCATAAAAGAAAATCCTGATCTTCTAATTTTTAAATAACACATTCCAAAACTTCTTTTGTCTGCCTTACAAGCCTCCCAAAATATGTAAAAAATTCTATTAGCTTCTCTAAAGTCTGGGTTACCTACATCAATTTTAGTCCATTGTAAATACATGTAATGCGTTCCAGTTATATATACTGGATTGCCATTATTTAAAAACCAATGCCCTTGCTCTCTTCTATCAAATTCTCTTTCTATATAATCAACCCATTCTGATTTAAAGCTTGGAGTTGTTTCGTGCCAGTGAAATATAGACTGTATTCTTTTTAATTGTTTGGGTAATAAAGTAGGGGCCCAAAACTGATCTTCTTTTTTTTCTTTTGAATTAATGTATTTTAAAGGATTCTTTGGTAAAGCTATTATTACGTTATTAATATTATATATTTCTCCTATTGTTCCATCTTGAGAAATAATAATTACATCATACTTTTCGTTGTATCCGTATTTCCACGTACGCCCTCTGTTTTTATTAGATATAACCGACTTAGGTATATAGCTTGGTAAAATTGTATATAAATTATTTTGATCTTGATTCAGCAAATCCTTTTGGTGTATTGTTGTTTGAGCTTACTATATTGCCATCTAACATATTTTTTTCCTCTTCTATTCTTTTTAATATTTCAAAAGCGTCCATAATACATAATTTTTTTGTAGCTGCTGCATTTTTTAATCTATCAGCGGCTAACTCATCATCTGCATCATATTTAATAATATCTTCTTTTGCTACCTTTATCAGTTGAGATACAGCCTTCTTTCCCGCCTCTATAATTTGCATTTTTAATTCTTTACTTTCCATTTATAAAACAGTTGTTATATTATTAGTAAACATTCTGTATAGCAGCTCGTTATCTATATTAAACTCATATTCGCTTTCAGGCGTAAAAATAACTTTATCCCCCTCTTCAACGCCTAAATATTCTAATTCTTTATTACCGTATTTTAAAATTCCAACTAAAGGTTCATATTTTGTGTTTTTTACAATCATAGATTTTTCTACCAATATAGGTTTTATAAAACAATATTTACTGTGAGATTTCCATTTGTTGTTTTTCTTATATAAAAAAAACTGATCATATTCTACAAAAAATAAATTTTCCTTAAAAAAACTTTTACCACTTTTTCTTCTTCCCTTCATATCATTGTAAAACTTAAAAACATTATGATGAACAATCAAAGTGTCTCCAGGACAAACTTCACCCTTATAGTTAACTGGAACAGATACTACTGTAGCTAAACGATTTGATGATTTATGATCTTCTTCAGAAACACTTGTTATAAAATCTGTGTTTTTTAATTTTTGAATGTTATCATATCTTCTTTCGTTGTAAGGCTTTACTATAAACGAATCTAATGACTTCATTAAAAATTTATATTATATTCTAAAGTTATTGGTAGAGTATATAAAAATTCTTTCCATATAAAAATTTCTTGATTTTTTTCTACCCATAATTTGTATGATTGTGATTGTTCGTTAGCTTGTATTAAGTGTATTTTATAGTCTCCACCCAATACAGGTTGATTTACAATATAGTGCATTGATCCAGACTTATAGTCTGATCCAATGGAAATCTTTCTAATATCCATTTTATTTTATTTTTTTTCTTCTACTAAACCTTTGTTTATCTCCGCTGTAATTTCTTCTACTATAGCTAATGTGCTAATAGGTAGTGATTGTAATAAGCGATTGATATGTTTAATAGAATCTTCATTTAATTCTACTTTCATTCAATTTAATTTAATTTATACCGCATCAAGTGGTATGTAATAATTAACTCCGTTTATTTTTACCGTCCATCTTGCAGACTGATTAAACGTGGTTGATGCTTCTGTTAAACCTACATTTTGCACCGCTGATCCTATAGCAAATTCATTTGCGTTATTTGTTTGCGCCCCCTCACCAATGGCAACACTATTATCACTAATAGCGCTTGCGTTTCCTATTGCAATAGAATCTTCTCCATCAGCAGAAGCGTTAAAACCTAATGCTACAGCCTGGTCTCCATCTGCATCAGAAGATGCTCCAATAGCTACAGAATTTATAGAGGTTGCAGAGGCTCCTCCCTGCGCATTACAACCTATTGCTATTGTGCAAGTTCCTTTTGCTTTT